TCCCAGCCTTATTAAGATCATCAAGCTGCCAGTCAGCAGCAGATGTTCCATACAAAGTCTTGGTATTATCCTCGCATCCAACTATTAATGCGCTAGCGTGTTCTTTAAGGTTCGTAATTGAATCACCAACAGCTATTTCAGCGCCACCCAAAGCCACAGTAAAGCCATTTGGATTACCAATCTCTGATATGTGTAACGATGACTGAGTTCCTAAAACTAAATGTTTTTTGTACCCAATAACATAAGAAGGATTATCTTGGGTTGCTAAAGTAGTAATCGTTGTGTAATTAGTGCCATCAAACTCTGTCGCTCGATCTACACCATTTACTATAAACATTCTTTCCTGATCGTCTTGGCCTTGAAAGTTATAGTTACAGAAACTATAAGATCCATTTAGCGACCAAGTTTTAGCTGGATTTACTTCTGCCCATCCAGAAGCCGTAGCTTTATACATTCTTCCGTTTGTACCATCTTCTCGAATAGCATAAAGATCGCCTTTATAAATATGCAATCCTTTTACATCTCCAGATCCAGGGACAGATTGAGAAGCGGTTGTTTGACCATCATACAAAGCATAACCATATATTCTTCTATAACCACCATTAGGCAGACATTCATAATTTGCAACATCAACCAACTCACCTGGGTTTAAAGACAAAGGAGGAGCTTCTTGATTTAATCCCCCTACTGCTGGGAAATACTCTAACTTTATACTCACGCTAAAGCCTCTGGAGCAACAATTCTAGCTAACTGATCTCTCTCAAGGTCTGCCAGCATTTCCTCATAGTATAGAAATGCTTTTTTCTCTAGCTCTGGTGCTTCATCAAATTGAGAATAAGAGCGCAACGCTTCATAAACTATAAGCATATGGTATCTTTCAGGCAAAGCAGGAACATCCGTATTATTTACCATGCTCGATGGAGTCGCATAAGATTCGTAAGTAACTGATTTATTAGCAGTCGGTTTTGCATTAAAGACTAATACGCCATCGGGCCTAATAGACCAGACGTTAGGCTCTCCATCCTGAATAACTCTATAAGCATCAGCAAATGAGTTATACGAAGATGATTGCAAATAACCTTGACCAATAGATACACGATTTATTGTTTCTACGGCTGTAGGCAAAGTAATAGTATTAGTGCTGGCTGTTAAAGTTCCTGTGCCTGTACTCCACATCCAATTCCAGTCTGCTCTGGTAGATTGAATTTTTAGCCACGCATCATTTACCCAGCTTACAACTCTTCCCATATCACTTATCTGCCCTACAACTGTAGCTGGGCCATCGTCAGCAATGCCTGTTTCTTTTACAAGTCTTTGGCATAGATCCAAAAAATTCATATTAATTCTCTACACGAAATGGATAAGTCGGTATTGATTTTGATGTACCATCCTTCGGATTCCATACAACCTGTTTAGCATTACTTAATACCTCTACTACTTCTGGAGGTACTGGTACTGGCTCACCCCTGCGAATCCAAAAGGATTTACCATTTACACCAACAAATACAGGCTGTTGATCTGCTTCATCTTCTGCAATAACTATCGTTTGCCATCCCTTTTTGCGGTTTATATCTTCTACTGCGGCAGGTTTAGCATCTGCGGCTGGCTCAATATTTACAGCATTTCTTATTTTCTCTCTAAGAGTATCTGCGCTTGGATTACCTCGTATTGCTATACCCAGTATCCTAGCTTGCTCTTTGAGTTCATCGAGAGTTAAATTATAAAGATTTACGTCAGACATTTTTTTCTCCTTGCGGCCCGAAGGCGGCTTATAAATAAAAGGGGGCCGAAGCCCCCAGTGTAGGGGGAGGTCAAAAGACCCCCCCTGTCAAGCGGTTAGCTCATTATAGAGCTGTTGCTGCAACTTCAGCACGAACCATCCAAGATTGATTAGCTATGAAAGACTTGTGATAAGTTTTCCAGCCAACCATTCCTTTCTGACCAAGAGGATCGCTTTTGTCGATCTGCCCTGGGTTTATGATAGTTGGTGATATCGCTTCAGCACCTTTTAGTGCAACGTGACCATATGCGTCTTTTGCAACGTAGATGATTGGATATACGTCAGCGGCGGATGCAGAAGTAGATACCATGCTTCCAGCCGTTCCTCCAGCGTCAGCTATAGAGCTGAGTACAGGAGTAAGGACATACCTTACATCTTCAACCTTACCGATTTCATAAGGAAGAGCTTTCATTGATCCGTACTTTTCAGTAGGAGTAAATCCAGCCAAACCACGAATATCGGCTTCTAGGTCAGTGTGCGCAAACGCTATGTAAGCAGCTGCTACTGCTTCAGTACCATACTTCACTGAAGAAGAAAGCATTTGAGTCACCTTCTTGCCGCGATTTGCTTTTAGAGTACGAGTGATAGATCGCTGAGTTGTTAGAGTCAAAACAGTATTCACCGCATTACGAGCTGCTCCGTTAGCATAGACAACATTAGTGCCGCCTTGAATAACGCCCCACATTAGAGTCTCAATCGTTTCGCCAGCTTGCTCTCCACACATTTGCGAAGCATCCTTCAATACAGGATCTTCTGCCAAATCGTTGACAACATCAGTGATTTCAACAACATCACCATATTGTCCCAGAGTTACTGTGACATCTTCATAAGACAACGCTTTAGCAGTTGGCGGAGTGCCTTCTGTTAAAGGTGTGGTCGCTACAGCTAAAGGAACTGCTCGTCTAAATTTCACGACATTAGCTTTATTTTTAGGCATGGGTTTAGCCATACCAAATTTGCTGAGACATAAAACAGGCTCAGCGTGGGCCAACATTTCTTTCGCAGCATAAGCATTAGTACGCTGAGAAAGGTTGGAATAAGTAGTAGTTGCCATAAATAATTCTCCTTATAGGTTTATGATAGGCAATTAAGGTTTAAATAATTGACAAATCACCGACCAAGGAGGAAGAACCAGTTAATGCGGCAAATGCGGCAAAAATCATTTTCATCACTATGTTAGGTGTTAGTCATCCAGCAAAACTTAACTATCTTGGGTTATTGATCTTTTGCAAAGAAATCAAATGCGGCATCAAAATCATCATTAGGCGGCACTATTTCTTGAGATCTTCCCCCTCGAGAGGGTACGTTTTGCGCTTGTCGAAGCTGCTTTTCTCTTCGCTGCTTCAATTCTGAAGGCACTTCTTCCTGCTCAGTCACAAGTCCCTTATCATTCTTGTATAGCCTTAACAAATACGATGCTTCATTTGCATCTTCACTATTAATCATAGCCTGTACTGGTAAAGGCTGCGCTCCTAACCAATTATGAAATTGCACATCTTTCGATATTTCAATGTAGTCAGGATGCTCTTGTTCTAACTGGTTATACTGCTCTCCTATAGCATCTTTCTGTTGTTTTTCCTGTATAGGAGTGAGCTTTTCTTCTAGCTCTTCTATCTTGCGCATCAAAGGCTCTGTAGCTCTATTAATTCTGCTATCTGTGCCTTCTGCTATATCTGGGTAATCTTCCTTTAGAGTATCAGGTTTAGCGTTACCTTCACCAGAGGATTGTTTGCGTAATGCGTTATTCTGTTGTTTTAATCCTTCAATCTGTTTTTGATAAGCGTTTTGCCTTCCAAGATCCGAATTGTATTTATGGATCCACTTTTGAGTTTCAGCATTTGCTGTTTTTAGCTGATCTTCTAAACCTTCTTCTGGCTGTTCTTCTGCAACCTCTTCGGTTTTTTCTTCTACAGGTTCTTCGGTTTTTGCTTCAGGCTCTATCGTCCCTTCGGCTTGCGCTTCTTCTTTTTCTTCGGTTTCGGGTACGAGTACACTCTCTTCTCCTTCTTCTGGCTCGTCAGGTATCGACATTTGTTCTTCTGGGGATGAGGTGGCATCGCCAGCTAATTCATCAAAAGCATCTTCAAACGATTGATCTGTTTCTTTCTTAGGCATCTAAATATCCTTGGCGGCTATAAAAGCGGCCTTAGTTGGTTAATTAAGTGAAGCTCTTTCTCTCTCCTCCTCCGAATCTGCTAAGTTTTCTAGCTTTTCAAGAATCATCAGCGATCCTCTCTGCTTTTCGGAATCTCTGTCTGCAATTAAAAACTGTATGCAATCTCTTCTTTCATGTTCAACGAATTTTTCTATTGATTTCCATGTTGCAGAATTTTTATCAATCATATTTATCCGTAAGTATCATAGCCTAAATTTAAATTTCGGTTCCTAAGTTGAGCTTCGGTTAGCTTAACATTAGTGTTAGCTGCTGTTTTATCCCTGTCTGTTTTGATTTTTTCTATATCAATCGCAGTCCGATTTTGAATTTGGTCTGAACTCATTCTATATTTTAATTGTAATTCTGCTAGTTTAAGGCGCTCTTGAGCCTCTAGCTTCATCATTTCTAATCTCTCAACTTGTGCTAGTTTTGCTTGTTCGAGCGCACTATCTTGAGCTAACTCTGCTCTATCCATATCTGCTTCCATAGCAAATTTCTGAGCATCGAGTTGCAATCTTTGTTGTTGAATCTGTATATCTATCTCTTTAATTTGTGCTTCCATTTGCATTTTTTGTTGAGCTGGATCTACCTGTGTAGAAGCCATCTCCATTTGTAATGCTTCCATTTCTGCAATTTCTTCATCGCCCAGGGTTATCTGGTCGTATGGAAGTTCTAGCGATTTTGCTATTTCTCTATCCAGCTCTGCCCAGTCTCTGCGCTTATTGAATTCTGGGATAGACATGGAGAGATTAGAGTAAATCATCAAGTTTTCTTGCTGCTTCTCTCTGACAAGCAATGCTCCAGATCCTCTAGCCTCAATACTAAAATCACCTTTAATTTCAGCCTTCTCGTTGAATTGCATATTCCAGTCGTAGAATCTGGTTATCAAAGGCCTAGTAATATCATCATCCCAGTTTTTAACAGCTTTGCGTAGAACAATATTTGAGCTGTTCATTAACATAGCCATTCCAGAGGATGTTTTAGTTATATGAGGCCCCATCTCTCCTTGAGCAATTAACGGCAAGTTAGTCTCTTCGTCAGCAAGCTGTCTTGCCATAGTGAATATATTGGCAAGTTCCATTTGGTGACTAGGAGTAGAAAATGATGAGAACGCCTCTTGTACCGATCTCGTTTTATCTCTCAAATACCAGATCTTTTTAGGGGTCATATCCCAGCTGCCATCAGCAGGATATAGAAGTTCTTTGTTTATAACTAATTGATCTGCAACAGATAAACCAGCATTGTCCATCATCATACGCCAAGAAGCATTTATAACTTTTTGCGCACTTCTCATTAAGCATGGAACGCCAAAACCAAATATTGAGGATTCATCCTTTTCCCAGTTAAATACATCAAAAGGTCTTTCGTTTGAATCCATCGGGTTAAGAGATACCTTTATGACATTATTGCCAGAGAA